CCATTGCTGAGTGACCATGCCAGTGGTCAACCAAAGCCAGGCTCGCATAAAATGTTCCAACGCAGGATGGAACACAATACCGCGATGTGCTTGTCCGCGATGCAAAAAGAGTGTAACTGAGATTATGGTGATGTGTGTCACCACCAAGGTGTAGATAATAGCTGTCATTATCTACTTATCTGTTTTATCGTGTTCTTGAACTGAGTCTTGAATTGATATACTGTCTGCGGCCTTCGAGCCAAGCTTCTAATGCTATAACTAAAAATTTTTTCATAATACATTTCCTTGTGGGGTTCTTTCATATTCACGTGTCCAATATTCTATATCAGCACAGTGTTGCACTTGTTTACTTTGTAAGTAATTGTCAAGTTGGGTTTGATAATCTTGACCTGGAAACAACTCGGCCAATTTTTCTAACAATTTTACTATCATATAACGGTTTCCTTCTCATGGTTTCTACTGAGATATTTATCCTTCTCATGGTTTCTACTGAGATATTTAAGTCAATGTTTGTTACATTTTAAAGTTTAAATGATGTTTGGATTAAATACACTACTAGGAGAATGTCAATGTTATCATTATTAAAAAAATTATTTTCAAAAAAGAAATCAGAATCTGAAGTTCAAGATCCAGCTACTAAAGATTGGCCATTTCCACCTGCTATTGTTAAAAACGAAGCACCGGTAGAAGTTGCTCCTGAAGCTAAACTGGAAACTAAACCAGAAGCTGCCCCAGCTAAAAAGCCTGCGGCAAAAAAACCCAAGGTTGCAGCCAAAGCACCAGCTACACGCAAACCACGAGCACCCAAAGCTCAGTGAAGCAATAGTCGTATTAGGCTGACAGTATCAATGCAAAATAGCAAGAAGTAGTTGGCCAACATACCAAAACTGCCACGGGTCCAAGCGGCCCAGGCATATACTATGGTACTGGCTACCCAGATACAATACAAGGGTAACAAGGGTGGGTTATGTATATAAATTGCCATGCCAACGGCACAACCAACGCTACCAAACCAACCTGAGATTTCTAAACAGAAACGCAACGGCCATTCCTGATAATCTCGCTTGATATATGTCCAGGCCTGTTGTATCTGCAATAAAAATGTGTTCATCGTGCCCATTTCAATTTAAAAATTAGTGCATCGTTGGGATCGCTAAATCTAAAAGCAAATCCTTCCCCTTCCGTGGATCGACATCCGTGTAAATGATATTCCGCACCCGGATAGGCTTCAACCCAGGCAATGATATCATTCGGATTGCGATCGCTGTTTTCTAACATCGTGGTCCAAGTTATGACTACCTGAGCCCAGTTTTCAGGCGGTGGCCAACATTCTTGCTTTTGCACGGTTATATACCTGCTCGCTGGCCAAATTCTTGCCTTTGCTTTCGCATTGTATGTCAAACTGATCCCAGAATGACAATGCCCAGTCAGTCACTGACTCGTTCCAATAAAAATCGCTGTGTGCTCGTAGTTTTTGTTTCTTGTGTCCTGTTTCCAACAGTGTCACGTGATCAGGTGGTGTCTTGGCACAATGGTCAACCAGGACATCTTCTCGACTGATGCTGTAATGTAATGCAGGTCGCACACCACGCCACGATTCAATTATGCCCTTAACTCTATCGTCGGTGGGTTGTAGGTATTCTCCTGTGCGGATCCAGTGATGGTGTAGGTCCAATACAAGGGCACAATCTCGGGCCAACTCGAGGCTGGCGTCGATTCCCCAGGACATTTCGTCGTTTTCAATTGTGATGCAGTTTCGTGCTTCGGGAGATAACCGTCGGAGGGCAGATCGGATACCGGCGGGACCGCGTTTACCCGATATGTGTACATTGATTTTGAAATCTTGGAAGGCTTTACCGTAGCCCATGAATCGTGCCATATCAGCATGGTATTCAAATTCCTCTATGCTTCGTTCTACTATCTCGTCAGCTTCGCTTGCCAGCACACAGAATTGTCCTGGGTGGAAGCTGAGTCGCACATCCAGTCGCCTGGCTGTTTCACCTATGGGTGCAAATATGCGCTCAAGATGGTCTTGTATTGCTCTCTGTTGCCACCAGGCTTTCCAACTAGGTTCAGTGTAGCCCTGTAGCATTTCACTGCCTAGTCGAACCATCCTACGTTCAGGTGGTAACGTGGCCACACGCTCGATCAACTTGACCGCGGCCGTAGTATTATGATTCATGATGTCCCACTGCCGTTGTTCGGCTTCAAGCGGATGCTCACGCAACCAACGCATGGTAGTACTACGCCCGTTAAGGTCCCGATCCACTGCATTAACTTTCATGCCGCCACATTCGCTAGGATCATTTAGCCATTTACAACAGAAACCAATTCTTTTTAGCATAGTGTCAAAGTAGGAGTTAAAACACTATTATACGATCTAATGTGATTTATGTCAATGATCTTGTGTCCCAGTCATACCAACCGGTCAAGATGTATTTGGCTTGACTGTAGACCGGATTACCTCGATGTATATGTGTAGGTCCAGCAGGCCAAAGCACAATAGTACCTTCAGTTGGTACCAACCGTTTGCCCTGATAAAGGAATTCGGTTTCGGCTTCTCCAGCGGGCATGTCATTGAGATAGATCATCCAGACCAGTTGCCTGATCAGGCGTTCAGGGCTATCACTTTCGTAGTGCCAAACATGGTAACCACCCATGGGCAAGGTCCTTTGCAATTTTAAATCATATTTGTTGGACAACGGCATCATTTTGAACTGTCCAAATTCTTCAATGTATTCTAATAATGAGCTGTGTAGATATTCCAGTATGTCATCGCATAAGCCACACTGATTGAAGTTTTCATTTTGTAAAAAGATAGCAAGATCTCTCCTGCCCAAATTTGATGATTCACTGAACTGTGTGGCATTGTTAAACACATGTTCTTTGTGAGCAGGATTGTCAACTATATCTTCAAATGCCTCAATGGCACGCTGGCAAAGTCCTTGCGGAAGTTTGTTGGGCCATACCCTGATAAAATCCTCCATACCTATGCAGACAACAATTCTAACACGTTGCTCATGGTGTCTTGTGTTAGGTTTGGTAAATCAGCCATGGCTGGATGTATCTTGCCCGGATGGTCAATCAGGACCCATTGTATTTCAGGGTTGTCTCGAATGGCCTGCAAGGCCAGTCCACGATGATGCTGTGCCTGATGTTCCTCCATGCGATCTGAATTACGTGGTTGTTCGGTAAAATCAAACCCCACCAGCAGAACTATATCACTGCGACTTGCAGCCAGGTGCATGGCCACAATTTCTTCTTTACGATTTAAATCATGTACAAAATCGCCTTCGTAAAGTTGCACTCCTAGCGGACGATCCAAGGCCACGTATGCAGAGTTAGGTATAAAAAAATTACAAGCGGCCTGGAATGCTCGTTTAAGTAGTTCATCAACCTTGACTGGATCGTGACAGATCACATTGTCAGTTTGATAAGCACGCCAGGTACGCCAACTGCCCCAAAAGCTACCGATGTGTTTGAGCGGCTCCAGTTCCTGTGTGGGATCTAATACTACGTTATCTGCTAATACCCAACTGATATTCAATTCTTTCTCCTTGTGTCTAATGTAGTGCAGTGGAATCCACCGCCTAGTGTTCTTGAGTGCGTGAGAGTCAATGGGATCACTGTAAAATGCCAATTTTCCAGAGTGTCTATCAAGCCTGTTTGTGCAGCATCTACGATGACAGTTTCAGGATCTAGCACCAGCATATTTAATCCTATCCATTTTGATGCATAGGGATATTGGTAAAAGTCCTGTGCCACAACATCGTGTACATAAATCTTGTGCCAATCTTGAAAGGCTTGTGGACAGTTATCGTGATGTACTCGACTGCCGTTTAGTAGGACCAGGCCTTCACGTACTGGTACAATAGTGCTGTCGATGTGTACACCCGAATAAAAATTACACAGCTCTATGGTGATTTCTGGAAATTGTTCACACAACCATTCATAAGCGGCACGATTACCACTGTGGCTTTCTAAAAACAACCAAGTGTCTCCAAGCCTACATACATTGGCTGCATCCAGGATCATGCCTGAATCTCTGGGCATGGTGATGACTCTAGCATCGCTGATGACTTTTCGTAAGGCTTCTATTTCTTGATTGCGGCATGGATACATCATGTTACAGTCTACTACTGTAGAGCCAGCAACAAGCAATCGATCTCTAGGACAGTAATTGTACATGCCACCCAACTCAACAAAGTCCATGGGCTCAGGTCTACGCACCGTGGCACCATAACGCACAATAGTTTCGGCTAGGATATCCAGTTCATGATTGGCTTCATCCACAATCCATTTGGGCACTGGTCCCGAAGGCACTGGTGTTTCTGTCCAAGCTGTGCGACTGGATTCAGTGGCAAACACTGGATCTGTAGTGGGCCAATTGGCATTGGTAGCCGAACCTACTACTATTTCTTCTAGTGGACTCCACTCATCTCTTGAATCGATCATACCCATCCTGTTATCTGTAATGTATATCTAGGATCCAAGCCTAGATTTGCAGCCATGTGTTTGGTATCATAGCACCATTCTACTACGTCACCAGCCGACCAGTTTACAAATGGCTTACCTTCGTATTCGGCGTAATGTCCCGACTGCCAGTCTTGTAAGAATATTATAGCACGATGTATACAGTGTTCGCGACCTTGCAGATCAAATAGCTCAACATATCGCTTGTACAAGTCTCCGTGCGTGGGTAATACTGTGCCAGTGTTCATGCGATAGTAACTGGTGCCAATATCTTTCCAACCTCGGGCGGCAAAATAGTCAATGAATCGTGTGTTCCAAACAGGCTGGCGATGACGCATATCGCACATGTCTCCAGTGAATCGATTGGGATATCCAAGTGCTGTCCATTTGGTCAACAACTCAACATCATTGAATGACTCATTTACATAGTCAAGATCTTGGTATTCAAAGTCCCAGAAAACTGGAATTTTATAGTGTGTGATCATTTTTTACCTTGGTAAAGATATCGTGTGTAAATAGATTCAATGAGTATCCCTTTAGACCGCTTGTATCATTTCATTGAATCTGTGGCCCAAGACATCTTCCAGGACCGTGTATTAATTTATCGTTTTTATCCTCACGGTTCAAAAAATGTTGAGAATATGGCAATTTTAAAAGATGAAGAGTGGCAAACCATACAACTCAGTCCTTCTTTGTATTGCAACGACCAAGAACCTTTGGATTACAATTATTATAACTCAGTCGAACGAAAAGTATGGCCTCCGACATTTCTTCCCTTGCCTCATTTTTTAAATAATCGTACAGTATACGAAAAAGTTTTATTATTACATAGTGAACGACAAAGTGCTAACGTAAAACAATATCAACAAGATCAATTCGTACCAGTTTATTGGTGGAGTCATGCTGTGATAGCACTAGATTGGTTTAGATATGCCCGGCATGTTGCATTAAAAAAACAATCTAAAAAAACTTTTCTTGTGTATAATCGCGCTTGGTCTGGCACTAGAGAATATCGATTGCGTTTTGCTGAGTTGTTAGTACAGTTGAATTTACAAGATTCGTGTCAGGCCACAATTAATCCCGTTGAACCCGAGCTAGGTATACATTATGATGGTCACGAATTTAAAAATCCTGCATGGCGCCCTCACACAGTATTGGAAGATTATTTTCCTATAAACGAAACTCCAAGCCATTACAGTGCTGATTTTGACATCAACGATTACAATGCTACTGACGTTGAAGTGGTGTTAGAAACCTTGTTTGATGATGATCGCATACATCTCACTGAAAAAAGTTTACGACCTATTGCCCTAGCTCAACCGTTCATACTCGCGACCACAGCAGGCAGTTTAGAGTATCTACGCAGTTATGGATTTAAGACATTTGGCAGTATCTGGGACGAAAGTTATGATCTAGTAGAAGATCCTGCTGAACGTTTGATACAGATTGCTGA